AGTTTTTTCTAATGCAACATCTTCTCCTGCTTCAATAGGAACACCTTTTTTGGATAACCAATTTATCGTGTAAAGTGGTTTTTTTAAATTTCCGATAAAATTGTAATTATTAACAGTATCTTCTATATCAACATTTTTATCAGACCCTAAGAATTCTTCTGATGTAAGTAAAGTCGTAATGTTATCTGATATTTTACCTGTAAACTTTTTAGATAACCTTACTTTGTTATTGATAAAATATTCTTTCGATCTTAAGTCAAGGTTTATAATTTGAGCTCGACCATCTTCACTCACTGGGGTAACGCTGTTTACAAACAAGAATAGATTTTGACCAATACTCTTTCCATTATTGTCTTCTATAAAAAATGCTACCTTCTCAGTTCCCGTGATAGGTAAACCATCCAATACGGTTTCATCTTTTACTACACCACCAGTATCAACAAATGTTACAGAGGCAGAAACAGTATCGCTCAGTATACTTTCAAAATACTTGAACTCAACAATACCACCAGATATATCCGCACTGTTGCCTCCACCGTTTGAGGAAACATTTACACGTACTGAACCTGGAACTGCTTTTTGCGATGTACCTTGAGACATTTTATTATACTTTATTATATTTAACCACAATAATCAAGAGTTTCACTGAACCCTCCACCAACAGGAACAAACACTTTTTTTGTAACAACTTTTTCTTGTTGAGGTTCTACCATTTTTAATAACTTAGTTCTATTTACTATGACTGTTTCTCCTCCTCTTGGATCATTATAAGAGGTATACTCCTCCAACAATCTTGCTGCTTTATCACCCTCTGCTCTATTGAGAAGATCTAAGAATCCAGGAGCAGATTTCTCAATAGACTTGTAAGAGTCTGCATCAAGAACAAATTCTTTTCCTTGCTCACCAAGCATTGCAATGTGTGGTTTGCCCATTGTCTCACCACCAATTGCTAATCTTGCCTTAATCATACTACGAATTTTAGGACCACCTTCACCCATCTTACCACCTGGTGAGAGTTGATCTAAATCCCAACGTTCTCCACTTCCACCCCATGTCTTAGGACCATAATTGTATGGTTTCTCCCTAAGGGTAGGTAAGTATCCATCCTTTCCAGAAGCTGCCTCACCGTGCGTCATCACCTTACTAAGGTTAATATCTGATTTTGTCCAACCCCATTTTTTTGCAATTCTAGCAGATTCCTTCGCTAGTGCCTCTAGTTGAACTTTTTTAGGCCAATCTGTATATTTACCAGAACCTTTCGGAACCTCTCTCATTGCAGCAACTGCTAAACCAACAGAATTACTATTACGCCCTTCAGTGTGCTCACCTGACTTATTGTAGTTTAACTTCGGTAATATAGAACCATCACCACGAACAATAGAATGATATCCCCCACTAGTGCTATCGTATCCACCAGCAGTCCAGTGTAGATATAACTTTTTACCCGTTCCTGATTGAATATCTTCCTGTAACGCAACTTGTGGTTTAGACTCTGCAATAGTACCACCAACAACCAACATACCCTCATTACCTGCTGTGTTGAAGAAATGATTTCCGTGTTTAGTTACATTGACTTGTTGTGATGCATCTCTGAATGCACTACCAGTTCTAAATCCAGTTGCAGCAAGCATCTTAACGATAGTGCTCTCATCATACCCTTCACCCTTGAGCATACCTTTCAACTTATTTACATCTTGTGCGGTCTTAATTGCTTCAAGAGCCTGCGCCATCTGTGCATCTGTTTTAGGTTTATTGAGACTTCCATCACTGACGGGTTGATACTGATTACTGCCATATATCACGCCAGTGATACTAGAATCATTCGCCATAAATGTCCCTTTCCCTACCTTACCTGATTGTATCAGACCAGCACGGTTCAATACACTTCTAGCAACCAAAGCCATACCTAAACCACCCTCACCTCCAGATTCTGCAGCAACCAATTTCTGGAATAACTCTAATTCTCCAGAAGATACTGTAGCAGATTGAAGACCTCCTCCTCCTGAATAAGAGTCCCCTTCATCCTCAGATTCTGGTTGTTCTAATCCTAAACCAACGTTTAGGAACTTCTTCAACATATCTACAGGACCTAAAGATTTCTTCTTCTTTTTCTTCTTTTCCTTCGACTTATCTTCTTCTTTCTGAACTGTGGTTGCAACCTCAGATTGAATAACTTCTCTTTCTACTTGTTTTTTGAAGGATTTTGTTACCCAATCAGTAACATCTGCTTCTCCTCCAGCAACTCCCTCAACCAAACCGCCTTCCTTGAATCCTTTGATAACACTTCCTTTTAAATCCCCTGCAAGCAATCCTTCGAGGAACAAATTATTGATACCTATACCAACACTTCTGAAATCTCTATCATCTAAATCTTGTCCCAAAAGTAATTTGCTAGTGCTAGCAAGAATTGGACCAAAATAATCAACCTCTGTAAATTTCTTAGTTGCTTCTCCAATAGATTTTAACGTCTTATTCTCAACAACACTCAAATCAATTTTTACTTCTGGTTCACTTATTTGCCCTTGTACTAAATTAATATTGGAAGATTCTTTAGATTTAGTTTTCTTTGCCCTTACAACTCCACCTTCTGATCTACCTTGCGTTTCTGATTTTGGTTTTTTATCTTTGAAGATAGCATCATATAATAATTCACCAAGTGCTGAACCACCTTGACTACCAACCCACATACCAACACCAGTTCCAATAGGTCCACCAATCAGAGTTCCTAATGCACCACCAGCCCAAGTTCCAAGACCAGCACCCACACCTTTGAATGCTGCTTTACCTATTGGGTCACCAGATATCCAAGAAAGAATAAACTCTATGATACCACCAATCAGTGGAACATTTCTTACAATTGGTTTAAGAACACCTGCTGCAAACTTGACGGTTTTTGCTGCTCCTCTACCACCAAGAGTTTTGACCAGAGCAGATCTACCAAGATTGGTAACCTGAGAACGACCAAATCTACCACCTAAACTGCTTACAGCATCCTTACCAAATCTCTGAATAGCAGCATCCCTACCATATCTAGAAGCATATCTTCTTGCTGCAGTTGTTGTTGTGCCACCCCTAGTAACTCTTCCTGCCTGTCCACGCAGACCCTGTATACCTGTTCTTTTACCCCCACCAAGACCGCCGCCACCACCACCAGGACCAACACCTGCCATCGCAGCAATAAGTGCTACGTTAAGGACTTTGTTTAATACTCCAGAAAATTCGTCAAACTTTTTAGCAGCTTCTTCACCGCCAAGATTTTCGACAAATCCTCTAGTTGCATCATATGCCTTATATCCAAAATCAACAAATGATACTAATCCATTTAGTATCTTTCCACCAACATTAAGTATAAATTCACCAACTCTGGCAATAGTTTTAACAATTGGAAGTAATAACGGAGCATACTCTAATAATCTTACCGCAAAATATCCTATAATTATATTTTTAAAGAAATCAAATATTCTACCAAAGAAACTTTTTCCTGGAAGAGAAGGCATTAAGTCCTTTTCCTTCTTCTTCTTTGGTTTTGTCTCCATCGTATCTTCTCTTTTCGCCCTTTTCTCCTTCTGTTCTGTTTTCTTCTCATCACTTATCTTCTTCTTTTCAGATGCAAGAGTATCTTTTAAAATATCTTCAACACCAATAAGTTTTTTCTTTATTACAACTAACTTCCCACCACTCTCCATACCAGTAGATACATTAGGTTGTTTTGTAGCAAGAGCTAATGTAGTTGACTTTGGTTTTACTATAGCACTTGATGCTATACCTTTTGATGAGGGTAGTAGTTTTTGAATATCCATTAGTAATTAATGATTCCTAATGTATTTGCTTTAGTTCTATCTGCCGAAGAGGCACTAAAACTAGGAACTGATGTAGTTACTGGTGCTTGAGTTGTTACAGAATTTGTTTCAGAACCTGCATTAATAACAGTTAATTTAGGTTGTGACCTAGTCATTGGTGTAATTGGAACAGGTTTAACATTTTTAGTTCCCATCTTCATCTTGGATACCTGTCCACCGCTATTATATGCACCCACCACTTTTGGTTTGTTGGCGTTTGGACCACCAAACTCCTTATTCATATCTAATAAGTTTTCTAAACCAACTCCACGAACAGTTGGTTTATTTACAACAAATTCGCCATCAGTCAACATTGCAGGTACTTTATCAATACCTCCAGGTCCATCTACTTCACCACCTTTATTATATGCAACGTGAACATGGTCACCTTGTCCGGCAGGGTCAATTATTGTTGTTCCTTGAAATCTAGCACCAGTGATCAATTCTACTGGTTTAACACTATTCTCTCTGTTAAATTGGTTTATAACTTTTACAATCTTTCCTTGTTCGTTTGTATATGCACCAATATCAAGTGCTCTACCAGAATCGTGGTAAGAACCATTTGCATGTTTGCCTCTTACACCACCAAAATCTGGGTGTTCTGTAATTTTTAGGTAATCACCATATCCATCAGATGATTTTGCAGCAGACATCAAGTTACTTTCAATATATTTACCAAGATTACCAGCAATCTTACTACCTTGACTACCATATCCTGAACTTGGACTTGAAAGTCTTCCTTCTTCTTCCTGTGTGCGTCCCGTAATTACATTATTAAGACTATTTTCCTTTTGCTGGTCACCTCTACCATACATAGACGCCAGACCCGTTGAGAGAAAAGCCTTTATAATATCTAATGCACTCTTTGGTTTTGCTGTTTCTGTTTGTCCTTGATTTTGTGGTGTGCTAGCAATAGTATATTGATTTATGGTGTCTGTAGAAATACGGGATTCGTCAGATGTAGGTAACACAGTCTTGTCATCACCTATATTAGGCATGGCAAGTTGTGCTGCTGCCGCCGCAGATAACTCTTCACCCTTTTTACCACTAACACCTCTGTCCTTGAATGCTGTTTTAGTAGTTTGGAATGATTGATTATAATCATATCCAACCATTGCATGTGGACTTACTGAAAGATTTTTACCACCCTTTATCCAAGCATTTACTTTATCTCGTTCAGGTTTCATTTCTTTTGAAACAGCTGAACTTCTGGTGGTAAATTTCGCTCTGTCTTTCAACTCACTCTCAATTACACCTTTGGTATTAGCAGAACCAACTACCTTTTGGAACTCATCTGAACCAGGTTTGACTCCCGTAAGATCAGGAGTGAATCCATTGAATAGATTACCATCCTTTACAACCTTATTAACCTGTCGAACTTCTATACTTCCGTCATCATTCTGTGCATATCTAACGAAGAAACTCTTACCAGTCTGACCTGGGTTTTCAATTCTTTTACTGTTGTATATATTAGGACCTTCAAAATAGTTATCAGGGTTGAACTCCATTTTCTCAATTGGAGTGGCCTCACCACCAGTATTCATTTTCATTACCATTGAACCTAATGGTTCACTCAAAGCATGTTCATGACCATCCTTTCTTTCTGGTAGTTCTCCAATCAATCCACCACCAGAAGCATATGCAATATTATTCAACATTCTAGGCATGTTGTTACCACCACCAGCGGCATTCATTGATTCTAATGTATCAAGACCATATTTTTGAACGGCACCTTTGCTCATTACAAACTCACCATCTGTGAGCATTGCAGGTACTTTATCAATACCTCCAGGTCCATCTACTTCACCACCACCCCCAAACGCCATACCCATACCGCGTTGAAGAATTTGCTCTTGCATCAACTGCGAAGCACCAGGCATCTGGCCTTCTTCTCTGGTCTCCTTTGGTGTTACAACAGCATCATCGTCGACTGCATCTAATTCTGATCTTCTTTTTTCATTTTGCTGTGATGCAATGTATGCACCACCAGCAGCAAGTGCTCCTCCAGCAACCAATGCTGCTTTTACTGGATTTGCTTTGACTAGTGTTAAGAGTTTTGGTAGAACTACCTTTAATAATTTTGCAGTTGACTTAATAAGAATACTTGTAATTGTTCTAACAAACTTACCAAAATTTGTACCAAATAATACATAGGCACCAAGTAGTGTTGGCCACCAATCCTTAAAGAATCTAATGATTGATTTAATTTTATCTTGATTTTCTGGGTTACCCATCCAATCAAGAATCCCCATCAATGCTCTACCAAGAAGCACCGTTTTAATAAAATTCAATATTTTATCAAGAAAACTTTTTGCAGGAGCAAGTGCTTTCTTTGCTAGTTTTGCTAATGGAGCAAACCTTGACTCCATTTTATCTTCACGCTTCCCTCTTCGTCCTTTTTCTGCTAATCTTCTCTTTCTTTCTTCTTCTTTCTTATCTAAATCAAACTGTTTTCTTAATACACCTAGGATATCATCAATCTTGTCTCCAACTTCATCAAGATTTTCTTCACCCTCAGGTTTTTCTGGTTTTAAATTATCAGCAGTTATTCTATCTTTCTTTACTACAATGGGTGCGTTGGATACAGTCGTAATCTCACCACCTGCAACCTCTTCATTAGAATTTTTCTTTTCTAAAATTTTACCAATGAATTTTTCAAAATCCATTGAATTATTTCTTGACTTAAAACCTTCCTTTCTCTCTTCAGGAGAAAGTTGTTCGCCATCAATAGTTCCCTCTTGTACTAACTCTTCGCGATATTTTGCATACCTATCCTCACCAAAAAACTTAGCAGCAACAATAGCAGATGATTTTATTGTGGTTACCTTCGGTTCTTGAATAGATCCTAGAATGTCATCAAGTCCTTCTGGAATATCTTCTTCATCATCATCATCGCCAACCATATCTCTTGCCATCTCATGCAAGACGGTATCATTGCGACCCTGAATGAGTTTACTATCAACATCAGAAGTCTCTTTAGCATCTAAAGAATTATAATACTTCGATAATATAACAATTTGATCGTCAGAAAGCTTGGCGACAAGATCTTCTCCCAGCATTTTGCTGTAAGATTTTCTTACCTGTACCTTACTTCTTCTAGCCATTTTTTCTTGCTTGCTGCTTTAATCTTTCATCTTCAAGATGTGATTGTAATAAACCAACATAAACATCCCTTTCCCATGGAATCAGGTTCTCAATCTCAGTTAATGAATATTTATGGTACTGCATGAGAGCAAAATTGAGACGATAATAATTCTCCAGATCCATGTGGATTAGGGCTATGCGAAAAAACTTGCAAGTCCCTCCAGAACGACATCGCTCTCAACTTTAGTCTTAGGATTTTTAACTTTGACTGTATGAGATAACTTAGGCATAGTTTCAAAGAATTTCTCAATATCTTTGAACTGAGTAGAATTCATAGATTCAACGAATTCCTTAATCTCTTTCTTTGTGCAATCAGCAGCTGCCCACACTTCTTCCTCAGTATATACCTTATCAATACACGATGCAATCAAATCAAATGATTGGTCCATTGCATTCTTATCGCTAAAGTCAAAGTTATTAGAAATAAATTGCTCAAGAGATGGATACTTCATCTCCATCATGATTGTTGGATCAATCTTGATTTGATTGGTATGCTCTTCATTTTTATGAATTTTAATATCATCAAGATCAATTTCAACTTTTACTTGTGTTTTACGATCATCTGGACAAATGATATTTACTTCAATTTCTTCACCAACAGATTTACCTCTAATATTGAGGAAGAGATACTCAATATCAAACGTAGGCAATTGTTCTACCTTAATTCCTTTGGTAAGGATACAGTTTTGAATAACCGATTTTACTGCAGTGGTTATCTGCTTATTGTCTTCACTCTCAAGAGCAATAACTAAAAGTTTTTCTTCCTTGACAAGAAACGGTCTAAATTGGATTGGAGTTTCTGTTGATGGCAACTCAAGTTCATAAGTTGGAGTAGCAATCTTTGGTAAAGGCATAATATCCTATAATAATCTCAGTCGGTTTATTTATCAGATTTCAAGTAATCTTATGGTTTCACTATCACGTTGCATATAATATCTCAAGTAACTCATAGTCACTGTTACTTTTAATAAATTATTGCTATCTCCGTAAGAAACCGGCATTGATTGAATTGCCTTTGGATAACAACGATAGAACTGATAGACTAATGCTCCATCATAATCTCTCTCAAACTTTTTTATTACCATATTTTCCATATAATCATTAGGATATTTAACCCTATAACTGTAATTTGATTGAGCAACTCTGCTCAATCCTTCAACCTCACCAACAATATAAGACATCCATCTTTCAAAAAGTTTTATTGTAGTATACTCTCCTGCATCAACATAAAACGTTAAATCAATTCCCCTATCATAGTTCCTTCTATATGCATGAGTTTCAGTGGATCCATAATGATCATTGTTTATATCAAACGTAGCCAAACTAGATCCTGGTAATGATGCATCAGAGCAAGCCAAATTCATATAATCTTGCTGTGTTCTACTAACACTAAGTTCACCAGGAAGTGTAATGTTCACTTCAAAGTGACTTGTCTGTGCTGGTCTTAATAGACTTGACTTTATATCAGATGTTGATTTGGGGCGTGCCATCTAAATAGTTTTTACCGTATATTATGTATATGGCCAAAAGCAAAAAAAGCATATATCAACCATCCCATCCACAAAAATACAAAGGTGATTCACATAATATCATCTGCAGAAGTAATTGGGAAAAAAAATTCTGCAAATGGTGTGATAATAATCCAAACATTTTAGAGTGGGCATCGGAAGAATTTTTCATTCCGTATAGGTCACCCATTGATAATCGAGTGCATAGATATTTTCCAGATTTCTTAATTAAGGTTAAGGAACAAACTGGAAATATTAAAACATATGTAATTGAAGTTAAACCAAAAAGGCAAACTAAACCGCCTAATAGAAAAAATCTATATGAGATTAAAACTTATGCTGTAAACCAAGCAAAATGGAAAGCAGCAAAAGAATTCTGCGATGATAGAAAAATTGAGTTCAAGATCGTAACAGAATCAGAGTTAGGTATCCGATGAACCGTATCGAACCCATCCTTATTAAAATAAATTCAACCACTGACACTGAAAATCAGATGTTGATGATTATGGAGGCATTGAATGATACGGTAACTCCTGCTCCAGATGCAGGAACTGTTTGTACCTTTGTTTACAATGCAAAAACTCCAGGTATTCGATATGATCAACATCCATTGGTTTTAGTAACTGATTTGTTTCCATGGGGATTTCGTGGTCTCAACTTTCATCATCAAGAATATCGTCAATATACATGGGAAGAATTAGCAGGTCAAGTTTACTTGGTAAATAGAACTGAACTTGATGACTTGTTATCAATACAATATGGAAAATTCATACTAAATAAGTAAAAAAGCTGTGTGTAATGGCAACTAAATCCACAAAAGGGAAACTCATAGAAGGGATAGCAACCAAAGTAGAAATTGACACTGAAACTGGTGCAGCAACCCTTTACTATGCAGATAGAAAAGGAAATTTTCAGGTGGGTGCAACATCTCCTAGTGCAGCACAACTTTCTGATAAAAGTCTTACGCGATTTAATCCTAAAGATTGGGAATTAAAACGTCGTTTTAGAAGAGAATTTAATATTGTAACCGATAGAAGTTTTACCTCATCTCAATTTGAAGATTTTTTTAAACAACAAATAAGAAAAGATGTTAATAGAGACAGAGGAGATCTCATAAATGATCATGGAAATAATGCATTAAAAACCGACTTAAGTAAGTTAGGCATGCCAAGGGTTAGAAACCCTGAAACTGGGATAGATGGTGATAAAACTAGAAAAACTGAATCTACTGATGAAACTGAAGACAGTAATAATTCAGGTGATAACCGCGAAAGAAGTAATATAAGTGAATCAGGTGTGCCCGGAGCAGGTGTTGATATAGAACAATTAACCGGCAATGGTGGAACACTAGTATATCCTGCAGGATTAGATAAAGATTCACAGGTGTGCTTAAAGATTGAAGCTATTGCATATAGTCCAAGAGAGATGAAAGGCACTCAAGTAGGAGATAGGTCTTTAGGGAAATCAGAAGCTACAATATTTTTACCTGTTCCAGAGGGTGCATCTGATAGAAATGGTGTTAGATTTTCTCAAGAAAATTTAAATCCTCTTGAAGTTGCTCTTGCTAACTTAGCAATGGATGGTATTGAAGCAGGTGCTGAAGGTGTTGGAGCTGCTGCACAAAATATTGTAGATGAAATACAGGGAGATACTGCGACATATAAAGGTGCTATTGCTGGTATCCTTGCAGGGCAAGCTGCTGGAGTTGGAAATCAACTTCTCACTAGACAAGGTAGAATTTTAAATCCAAACACCGAACTTCTATTCCAAGGACCAGAACTCAGGCAGTTTAGTTTTAGATATCTCTTAAGTCCAAGAAGTTCTGGTGAGTCAAAAACAGTTAGAGCAATTGTTAGAACATTAAAGCAATTTATGGCGGTCAAAAAGGGTGGAGAAGGCAATTCCTTGTTCCTACAATCTCCACATATTTTTAGATTAACTTACGGGGAGAGTCAAAGTGGTGATACACCAAATGACTTTCTAAATATGTTCAAACCCTGTGCATTAACTGCATTATCAACAAATTATGCACCTAATCAAACCTTTATGACCTTTGAAGATGGTACTCCTGTTCAGTATGAACTGA